GTGTGTACACAGCCCGTGTATTTAACCCACACGGCCCCTTAAACTTAGGCTGAAGCCTGCAAGATGTACTTGCCGAAGCGTTGGTGGAACTCGTCGAAGTTCTTGAGCTTGGTTGGGAGGAAGGGCAAGTCGTATGTGGTCAATGCAATACGAGCACCCATCACAGTCAACTCAGTTTCGAAGTTCTTCATCATGTAGCCCAGGAAGTTATCTGCCATCTCGTGGAACTTCTTGTCTTCCACTTTGGTCTCAACAGCCGCCTTGAGCTCGTAGCACATGGAGATCACCAGGCTGTACATGGCACTCACTTCTTTGACCTGCAAGTCCTTGACCTTGCCACTCAAGATGTCTGCAGGGTTGGGCATCCGCCCAGCAACCTTTTTATGGGCCATAAACTTCACAGCAAGACCTTCGCCCACAGTGCCTGCAATCAGGTTCATTGTGGTGTCGTCGTCGCTGTTGTCGTCCAATAACTGGCTCACAAAGGTCCATGAACGCGGAGTAGCAAATGCACGGCTGGCGCTCTTGGCATCAAAGTCGTACAGGTCCTGCTTGGCAAAACTCAAGTAACCCACCACGTCCTTGTGGATACGGTTGTTAACTGCCCACTCTTGCCATGAAGAAAAGTCCACTTTCATCTCTTGGTGGATGAAACGGTTTGCCAACGGAGTTGGCATGCGATAGGTAACGCCTTTGTCGCTTTCACGGTTACCTGCGGCAACCATCACAACATTGTCAGGCAACTTATACTTGCCGATACGTCGATTCAAAATAAGTTGATAAGCGGCACTCTGAACAGAAGGCGCGGCTGAGTTAAGTTCGTCCAAGAACAACACCACAATAGGATATTGTGCGGCAGTTTCTTCGTCGGGCAGTTCCACAGGGGGAGCCCAATCCATCTTGCCAATGTCTTTATTGTAAAAAGGAATACCACGAATGTCTGTGGGTTCCATTTGGCCCAGGCGCAAGTCGATCATTAGGCCGCCAAGATCGTTGGCAATGCCTTCAACCAGTTCACTCTTGCCAATGCCGGGAGGACCCCACAAGAACAAGGGACGTTGAACTTTAAATGCTTTGAGTAGGGATTTACGAGCCTGGATGGCTGTAACGGTGCGGGATTCTGACATGGGCTGTGCCTTTCAAGTTAATAAGTCTATATTATAGCAAATGTTGATTTAGTGGTCAACTGTTAATTGTAGCAAAAGGGCTAAGAACTTCTTGCGGTTCTTCAACTGGCTCTCGCTTTTCGTAAACCCAACTCACTGGAATCTCCAGCTCTCGGGCAATGTCCATTGCAGTCTTGCCCTTTTCTAGCAAGTACTGAATGTCTTGATCTAGTTCGCTCATGCGACTCATGCTGTCTCCTTCATGCAATATTCAAACAAAATCCACTTGGCACGATTCAACGTCTGACGCTGATCTTCCATGATGTTGGCCAGGGTGTCGCCGTCATAAGGACCATAGCTCACCATCTCTTGTGCATCACTCATCAGGCTTGCGGCCATCATAGCCGGACCTGAAAAGCGAAACGTAATGCTTTCTTCAACTGCTTCGCGCATCTGGGCTTCAGTGCAACCATACATGCGAATGTCGCGTTTTTGGCTTTCGTTGAGTTCCTGGTACATTGCTGGCTCCTTTTGTGTCTGTATGTGTATATTATAGCAAAAGAGCAATTATTGGTCAACCAAACGCTTTGTATAACCCTACAAAGCCTATGGCTAATGAAATCACATTTACTGTGAACTGTGGCAGGTTTCGTACACGGATGGTCCATGAAAGGAATGCCACGGTGCCAATAAATGCCGCGATGATGTTGTAGGGATAAGCCGCAGGACCCACGGCGTTGAGGCTGTGCATGGCAATGATAGCCACTGCTCCGGTCCACTGTAGTATTTCGTTGATTTCTAACTTCATATTATTATTATAGCCGATCTTGAATATTTGGTCAACCAAGAAACGCCTGTGTTTTTTGTAGAGCAAGGATTAAATTGTAATGCAAAAGTATTAGTGTAAATATTGTATGCATTTGACCGTTCCCGCAGGCAGTATTGCAGTTGATCTTTCAACTGATCCTGTCAAACTTTATAATGGCGCAAAATTTAATCGTTGTGTCAATAACTTAGTTGGATCAATCCACAACTATAATCTTCCTTTGGGTTCCAATATTGGGGTGCTAGGAAATAATTCAGTGTCATGGATGATTGCTGCATTTGCCATATTTCAAACTGAACATGTGTGTGTGCCAATAAATTTTAAACTTCCTTTGGACAATATACATTCTATTATGCAACAGACAAACATTGGTTTGGTCTTTTGCGACAAGAACTATAGACACATGGTGCCAGGAGACATACCTGTAATAGAGTTTGGATCAGAATTTGAAAGTTTAATTGCGATTGACTGTAACAAACAAAGTGAGCCAAACTATGAAAGAATTTGTTTGACTTTGATGACTTCTGGTACCACAGGCGTGCCCAAAAAAGTCAATTTTACTCTCAAAGATCGTTTGGTACCAATGTCACATCAAAAAAAAATCCAAACAAAATCAGATACCTCTCTTGAACAGGCAAGAGTGTTGATTGCAAATCCTTTTTTTAATAATGTAGGGTTGGGCGTTTTTACAAACTGTATTTTAGATGGTTGCCAGGTATTTTGTTTAGAAAATTTTGATCCAAAAACTTTTTTACAATCTATTGAAAAATACAAAATTCAAATGATTCATTTAGTGACTCCTATGATGTCTATGATACTAGATGAGCAAACATTAACAAAGTCTCTAAACTTAACATCAGTGGTACACATAAATTTATTGGCCTCTTATGCTGATGATTTATTGATAGATAGAATTAAAAAAGTTTTTACAAACGTAGTCTCTGTAATAAACCCTTACGGACTGACTGAAACTGGAGTAATTCTTGGAAATTTTAATGCAGACAAATTGCCAATTCCTCCCGGTAGTGCAGGATGTCCTGCACCTTGGGTAGAATGTAAATTGATCGATGATGTGTTGCATATTAAAACTTCAAGTCTTTTAAGTAAATTTCAGACCGATGATACCGAATGGTTCAGCACCAATGATAGATTTCAAATTGATCAGCAAGGATTTTACTATTATCTTGGTCGAGTAGATGATATGTTAAAGTGTGGCGGTAACAAAGTCTATCCAATCGAAATAGAGTCTATTTTGAATCAACATGATTGTGTTGAAGAATCTGTGGCCATAGGGTTGGCAGACAGAATCAAAGGACATAAACCATACGCTTTTGTGAAACTAACAAAACCGTGTGATGAAAATGCATTGATAAAATTTGCCGCAAAAAATTTAGCCACGTATCAAATTCCAAAAAGAATTTGGGCAATAGAATCGTGGCCGTTGACCTCTATTGGTAAGATAGACAAAAAATTCCTAACTAAGTTAGCAGAGCAATATATAAAAGTATGACATTTCAACCACTAGATAATTTAAATGGTAAAGTAGTAGTGATAACCGGTATGATGGGCGGTATTGGTTTTGCTGTAGCTGAGAGATTAGCTTCCAACGGTGCCAGGATTGTAGGTATTGTTCGGCGTGACATTGAAAAAGCACAAAAAGCTATAGATACACTGGCCAATGCTCATTTGAATCATATGGTTGTGTGTGCCGATCTGTTAGATGACAATCAACTAAAGTTGGCCTATACAGAAATCAAAAAGTTGGGAAAAATTGATGTACTCGTAAACACTGTAGGAAAAACATTTCAATACCCACCTACAGATTTAGACCTAATTACAGATGATTTTTTTGACAAAACTCTACAACATAATTTGCGCACATATTATTCTGCAATTAGAACTTTTGCACCTTTGCTTCGTGATACACCAGAATCTGTAATTGTTAACATTGGGTCAACAGCAGGTTATCGCGGCGGTGGAAGTAATATTGCCTATTCTACAGCAAAAGCAGGTATAGATTGTCTGACAAGAACGCTAGCATCAAGCATGGCTCCTGTTAGGGTCATGAGTGTTAACCCAGGTGCAGTACTGACAAATTTTGTACCAAATCGCGATGAAAACTATTATAAACTGGTCAAAACTACTACACCACTTCAGCGTGTGGCTACAGTGGTAGATATTGCCTCGGCTGTAGAAGCTTGCATAACTTTGCTGAGATTCTGTACTGGACAAGTGATAGTTGTTGATGGAGGAAAAAATATATGAGTATTGTAAGACCCAAAAAAACTATAGTAACCTGTGCCATTACCGGCGCGGTAACTGATCCAAATTCCACACCTTACTTGCCTATCACGCCAGAAGAAATTGCAACATCTGCACTCGAAGCCGCAGAGGCAGGCGCCGCGGTGGTGCATATACATGTAAGAGACCCAATCAAAAAACATGGTAGTATGGATTTGGATTTATATGTAAAAACAGTTGAACTTATCAAAAAAGATAACAAAGATCTACTGATCAATTTAACAACAGGTAGTGGTGCACATTTTTCTATAGGAAAACAATTCTTGCATATGGGAGAAAAAGATAGTTTTTTATATCCCGCTAGGATTAGAACAGAACATGTTTTGGCAATAAAACCAGATTTTTGTAGTATAGATTTCAATACTATGAATCAACATGATCATAAAGTAAGAATAAATCATAAATTTATTGTTAAAGAAATGTTAGAGCAAGTGCAATCGGCTGGAGTGATTCCAGAACTAGAATTATTTGACAGTGGCGATCTCAGACTAGCTCTAGAATTCAAAAGTCAAGGCCTGATTGACTCACGTGCCATATGGCAGTTTGCCATGGGAATTAAATATGGATGGGATCACACTGTCACCGCGGTAGATTACGCTAGACGTCAGTTACCATCAGATGCAGTGTGGAGTGCGTTTGGTATTAGTAAAGAGGAGATGCCGATGGTGGCTGCTACTTGGTTACATGGCGGACATGTGCGTGTAGGGTTGGAAGATAATATCTATTTGTCTAAAAATGTATTGGCAAAATCCAATGCTGAACTTGTGCAAAAAGCTGTTCGCATTGTTGAAGATTTAGGAGGATCTATTGCAACACCTACAGATGCAAGAGAAATTTTTCAAATAAAAAAATAGGCCCCTAAGGGCCTATTTTACATAGTGGGTCCGTTGCCAGATCTAAACCCAACTACGCCACCTTCTGCTTCAATGCGTTTAATAACATCTTCAAACAAGATAGGGGTGAAGTCAGTTTGTTCCACACACACGCAATGGTAGCGTGGATCAATCTCTGTGCTGTATAACACAGTTCCGGTCTTGGCATCAACACCACGTGCTTTGCGCACACGATTGGCGTGCAAGTGTCCGTGAATGTTGACACCAAAGCGACCCAAGCTGGCTTCATGCACAGGGATGTGACTCAAGATCATTCCGTTCATCACATGGTATGCTCGTAACTCACGAAAGTACTCGCGATATTCATCGTCACGGAAGATATCATGGTTGCCACGGATCAACACCTTGTCGCCGTTCAACCTGGCCAATGTCTTCAAGGCCTTGCGGTTGATAACTACGTCACCCAAATGGTACACTTTGTCGTTGGGACGCACACGGTCGTTCCAGCGTCGGATCATTTCCTCGTCCATCTCATCAGGATCATCCCACGGCCGCAATTTCACTGTGTCATCATCAGGGTGCGTGAAGCGACAGACACCGGCATGTCCAAAGTGCGTGTCACTGACTAAAAATACTGATGGCATCTTGTGCTCCTTTCTTTAATTGTTAATTATAGCAAATTGGCAATTATTGGTCAACCGTTTAGTGCTTGATTTGTTCGAGTCATATCAGCACAAGTGTACCGTTGATAACTATTTTTCAAGTTTTCAGGCATGGGGATTTCGTCAATGGGTACATTGAATTGTTCGGCTATTTCACGAAAACTCTGAGTTTGTCCTGTTCCTATATTGTATATGCCACTTGTGGGTTTGGTAAGGAATTTCAAGTGCATGGCCACAACATCTTGTACTGGCACAAAGTCTCGACGAGAGTGTTCGCTGCCTTCAAAAATCTTGATCCTGCCGGTTTCCTTTGCTTGTTTTGCAAATTGATGGAAAGGACTGGCCTGGCCACCTTTGTGATCTTCTCCAGGACCATACACATTAAAATATCTAAAACCTTGCACCACGTTACCACCTTGGTGTTGTGTGTGATAGCGTTCAAACAAGTATTTGCTCCAGGCATACGGTGTGCGTGGGTCCGGTGGAGCATCTTCAGTGAACACTTGCCCCATGCCATATATGCTGGCTGAACTGGAATACTGCATGTTGACACCAAAACGTTTGCAAGCGTCAAACAACTGTCTGCTGAAATCAAAGTTTTGCGTTAGAATTTTGTCTATGTTACGTTCAGTAGTTGAACTGATGCCACCAATATGTATGACCCAGTCTTGTTCCATAACGCTGGGCAGGTTGCCATCGTCCCAGTCAAAGGTGTCAACTTTGTGTCCGTCGGCTTCTAACAATTGCAACAGGTGGCTACCGATAAAGCCTTTATGTCCGGTCAGTAATATTTTCATTGTGATATGCTTCGATGTTTATTGCTTTGTCATCAATCCAGATGTCGTATACAGGCTTGCCCAATTTTAATGTTGTGTACTTTACCTGCCAATTGGCAAATTGTTGTTGTGTAAGAGCAGTCCAGTCAATGCCTGAATTGCCGCCTCTTGCTGTCCAGTAGTGCATTTCGTGGCCCTGATCAAAAAGTTTATTAAAATGCGCAATCCTGTCCACAAACGGAACAGCACTCTGATAATCACCATTTGTGTTGTTGCAGATAGTACCGTCAATATCAACCATGTATTTCATTGTTGACTGTCCCCGGGTGCCACACGATAGTTGTCTTCCACTGAGTCCGGGGTGCTTACTTCAATCACAGTACCAGCCTCAACACAGATCAACTGATGCGGCAGTAACGGAGCATTGTGCCATGTGTCACCGGCGTTGAGTTCTGCTTCGTGGACACTGGCGTCTGCTGTGTCGATATAACGCACAGTGAACTTGCCACTCAACACATACCATGATTCGTCTTTTTCACAATGGAAGTGCATGCTGAACTTGGCACCTGTGTTAAAGTGCATGAGTTTGCCACAATATAGATCGTTGGTTGCCCAAATTTCTTCAGAACCCCAACCTTTGGATACGTTTCCCATCAACCGCATATTTCCTCCCGAGTAGGAGCATACACTCCCATGTGTTGCACAGTAACCGCACTGGCTTGAATGGCAAATTCAATGGCCTGTTGCATGTCACCGTCTGTGCGCAAATACTCCACACACAAGGCTGCCAAAAAAGTATCACCGGCTCCAGTGACATCGGCAATTTCAACTTCAGGTGCTGGGTATAACTTGGTGCCATATCGCGCACCGTCTTTGCCCAGGGTCACCACAAGGTCAGAACACAAACTGCTCACACGAGAATATTCTAGACTGTTTATTTTGACAGTGCAGCCTTCTAGTTTTTCAAGATCAGTTTTTTTGGTGTCGACAAAGATTGGTCCGTCAAAATCTTCACGAAGTTCCCGAAGCAATTTGTAACTCACTGTGCCTTTGTTGTAGTCAGAAACAATCACAGCATCATAAATGTTGGGTATTTGACTCTCAATTTCCAAAGGGTCACTAACCACGTCATTGTCAATTCTCAGCACCTGTTGATGACTGCGAATGTCAATCAGTCGAGTCTTGACCGATGTTGCACCATGCAAGTAATTTACAGTGCATCCTAGTGCTTCAAGATTGGACAGCACATTGCCGGCCATACCTGGCCTGCTTTCTTCGCTCACGCTTTCAAATACAGGTACAGGAGCTTCAGGACTGATTCTATCTACGTTGCCGTATTGATACACGTCAACGCAATTGTCACCTATTAGCAATATGTTGAATTTTTTCTGTGGTTGAGAATCCATGTATTCTTTCGAAAAATACTATTTCTGGTATCGCATGCTCGCCCACAATAGGACGTCCAAGATAGTCAGAACCTTTGACCATTATTGCACATTCTGCAATGATGTCGACAAGTTCTTGATCGGAATCAAATATTCTAACCTCATTCACTGAGCGTAGATTACTCAAGAGTTCTTGCCGTTCCGCTTGTGTATTTACAGGACGGTTGGCGCCTTTTAATTCTTTTACTCTTCGATCAGAGTCAATGGCCACCACAAGATAATCACCTAAACTTCGAGCATAATTTAACAATGCTAGATGTCCAGAGTGTACAATATCAAATGTGCCATTGACTATGATTCGTTTCATTCAAAGTCTAAGTTCATTCTGCGCCAGGCTTCATCGTCTGGCTTTTCGTTTTCATCGTATGTCCAGCCCAGTTGTTTCATCAACCGGTGCTTGACACGCAGGTTAGGAATACGAGTTCGCTCAGCGTCCTTGAACCCCATCATAACACCAACCTCTGCCACTGCACCTGAACGGCACAAGCCTGCCACGCAATGCACAACCACGTTCATGCGCTTTTTCAAGGCATGTTGTAACAGACGCACAATCTCTGCGGCTTGCTCGTCTGAAATCTTTGCTTCGTCGGGAAAGCCGTCTTTGTCTTCGGCATCTAAGAATTCAAAGCGATGAGTTTCCTTAAAATCGTGCGCAGGCTCTGGCCACCAGCTGGGCGCAGGATCCATGATTTGGATCAGCATTGAGTTGGGGCCAGCATTGTGATGATATCTCATGGGCACATCAGCGGCGGCTACGTTTTCAATCCAGGGCATTATGTTCTCCATTTAATGTGTAATTATAGCACAAAGAGCTATTTCAATCAAGTAGCACTAAGGTATTATTTCTTGCCAAGTGTGGTCACCCATGTATTTGACCTGCATGAGATACTCATAATCTTCTGGCACACCAGTGTTCCAATCGTCGGGGCCAGTAAGCACCAGCAGATTTTTTCCGTGTCTTTTGTGCCATACCAACCAATAACAATGGCCCATCACAATTTGAAAATTGTATTCTGCGGCATACACTGCATCAGTGACGTCAAGTCTGCGACGAATGTCTTGTGCTTGCTTTTCTAGAACCGACACTAGTTCCATGATACGATCATACTCTTGCTGGGCATACATCCTGGCATGATTGATCATCAAGTCCTTTTGCTTCTCAACCGGGACTAGATCAAATGTAGGACCTAGGGTGCTGGTAGCATATGGAGTTATGTTCCGGTTGAAGAAGTGTACCAGGGTGTTGCCAGTAGTAACATCAAAACTGTCTCGACCCTTGGCTGAGTTTGGCTGATCAGAAGCTGCCATGGTCCTTGTAACGACGTCTTGGTTCAATGTCCAACTGCTTGTACAAATACTCACGACCAACAAGTCCAAGCTCGATCTCTTTAAGAGCTGTGACTACGGCACTGTGCTTGGGCCCAGACACTCGAGGTATATCACCACGCCCTAGTTCTCTAGCACGGCGAGCACCTATTAGCACTAGGTCATATCGATTGCCCACCGCTTCAACTGCGGCCTCATTGCTGAGTCCTAGAGTTGCTTCATATGCAAGTTCATCTTGTCTAGTTTGTACGTTATTCATCATTTTCCTTTGTTGTTAATCCGTTTGAATGTGTGTCGCGAATAACTTCCACGTTTTGGAACAATCGCTTTTCTTGTGCTGTGAGTTTGTCTTTGTGTGTTTTACGTGGGTTGCCACATAGGTAACAATGTGGATTACCACAATCCATGGCATGATGTTTGGCCATGCGATGCGGCTCTTTGACTGTTTTGTCTCGATTGGTCAAGCCATGTGCTTTGGCAATTTTTACTTGTCTTGATATTGCCACGTCTGTTTTGTGGCGTCGTTTTGAGTTTATAAATTTGGCTAGATCGTTGCTCATACAGTTATTTAAGTAGGACGAAACTTATTATAACAGGTTTCGCCCTCTAGGTCAACTGTTTAGAACCTTTGCAACCGAATTCATTACTGAAGCAATTCTCCCAATGTCACGAAGTTGTTCCACAGTATAACCTTGTTCCATCTTCAACGTCTCATAGTGTGCTTTTACGCAGAAATGGCACTTGCCCACAATTGAGGCAGCCAAACTAAATGCTTCAAAGTTTGCCTTGGTAGTTCCGCCGTGTGTGGCAATAGCGTTCATGCGCAGTTGTGCTGGCAGGCCTGTTAGTGCAGGATCATCAGCCATTTCCACATAGGGATACCATACATTGTTCTGTGCCATAATGCTCGCGGCGGTCATTGCTGACTCTGCATGAACAGGAGCGTCTGCTAACAAGATACTCAACACTTTACCGTTGCCAGTTGCGGCCAGTGCAGCCACAGCACAACCCATGGCCACATCCGCATCTAATGTACTACGCAAAAGAACAGCATCCAGATTTAATTTTGTATCTTTTGCGTAATCTGGTAACGCACCTTTTACTGATTCAATAAAACTCATTTTAATATTTCCCTGATGCTAATACGATTTGACAAATGTGTTCTAATCGTTCAATATGTTCAAACGCCCTCCACGGGCTGGTGTCAATGGCTACTACGCCATGTCCTTTGATACCCACAATGTCGTAAGCAATATTGCCATAGTCATCTAACTGCAAGTTCTCGTGACACCGATCGGCAAGCTCTTGACTGATAGGAGCAACATCACCTACGTTGGGTGCGACCCGAGTATAACGATTAAGTTCTGGGAACGCATCGCTAATTGTGTTGAGGTCAATACCGGCGTGCATGGCTGCAATGCAATATGTAGGATGCAGATGAACCACTACCCTAACATCGTTGCTGTGCTGACCCATTGCTCGCTGTAGGCCAAAATGTAGTGGAATCTCACCACTGGGTCGAAGATTAGTGCTGATGTCTGTGTAGTACTCTTCTTCCCAGCCTTTTTCTAAAAAAGGCGGAACAGCACTGATGACATCTACCAACTTGATCTTCTTGAACTGATCTGGTTGCATGGTCTGCTTACGGACGCCACTGGGTGTGATATAAAAGTGATCACGGTCGTGATGACGAATTGACACATTGCCATCACGACTGGTAATCCAGTTGCGTCTATATGCTTCAACAAGTGTGTCGCATATAGTTTCTAACATTACAGAGTCTCGCCGCCGACTGTACGGTTACAGGCACAGAGTTCGCCAGTTTGTAATGCATCCAATACACGAAGTGTTTCTTCTGGGCTACGACCAACGT